AAGGACATTCAAGATCAACAAAGAAGTCTATTTTTGAAGGATTTGGACAAGAAATTAACGGTCCAGCAACGCTAACGGAGGTGTTTAAAATGGAAAAGAGAGAGTTCTCTGAGGAAAGTCGTGAAAGAATGGCAGGTGCTGGAACAGCAATGCCTGATGGATCGTTTCCAATTGGTAATCGTGCAGACCTAATGAATGCAATTAGAGCAGTTGGTCGTGCAAAAGATTATAACAAGGCTAAGATGCACATCATTGATCGTGCTCGTGCACTTAACGCAACAGACATGTTGCCTGAAGACTGGCGCAACAACGCAACAAAAGGCATGGGGCAGTGGAGTGGATCAATCTTTGATCTTAATCCATTTGTAAAGTAATGCCAAAGAGAAAAGCACAATCTTTTAATTCAACACAGATTAAAGATGGAATGATTGTTCGTATGAATAAAAACGGTACAATTAAATCTGTTCTTGGTCCATATGAAGTAAAACACCCAAAGAAGGATAAATAATGGCAGAGACATATTCACCTAATGCTGGAATGAAAGCCGCAGCAAGACGTGCTTTAAAGTGGAAAGAAGATGGCAAAGCAACTGGTGCGGGTACTCCCGTAGGTTGGGGTAGAGCAACAGATATTGTTAATGGTTCTGCTATGTCTCTTGATACAGTTAAAAGAATGTATTCATTTTTTTCTCGTCATGAAGTAGACAAAAAAGGAAAAGGTTTCTTTGATGGTCCAGAGTTTCCATCTAATGGAAGAATTATGTGGGATGCCTGGGGTGGAGACGCAGGATTTGCTTGGAGTAGAGCAATAGTAAACAGAGAAAAAAGTAAAGCAGAAAAGGCATGGGATGGAAGTCCATTTAGTTTAAGGGGGAAATAAATTATGGAAGACTTAACAGTTGAAGAAATAAAACAATTAGTTACGTTTTACAAGCAAAAAGCAACAGACACAGAATTTAACTTGTTACAAACACAGTTAAAACTTAATAGGTTCTTGTTTACAGAGCCAGCACCAGAAAAAAATAATATTAGCAAAAAAAATAACTAAATAGTTAGGAGAAATCATGGAGATTGCCTTAATTGTTGGCTTGACATTGGCTGTGTTTTCCTCTATACTTATAGTAATAAGTAAAAAAGAAAAGAAATCTTTTAACAAAACTTTATATCGTCAAAGCGATATGCACAATATGTTAAAGGAATTTTTCTTTAGAGATATTTTTGACAACGAAGTTGCTTCTTCTCAATCTAAGATTTGGAAAGAAAAGAAAACTACTAAGTTTCTTATAATAGATCAAAAAGCATATTGGGTATCTAATAATATGTTCTATGTTGGTGATACGGACAATGGTCAGGTTAGACCAGAGACTGGAAGGCCAATAGACATATCAACGATGTCTCCAAAAGAAGTAAACAAAATGTTATTCATCCTGGATAACTTAAATGGTGGGAGAAAAAATGATAGTGGCGGTGCAAGGAACTAACGAGTTTGATGACTACAACTTGTTTCTTCGTGCAATGAGCGTTGCATTATCAGGAATGAAGAATGATGAAAAGGACTTTACAATTTATTCTGTTGGTCCTGCAAGAATTAATTCTTTTGTTTCAGAATTCTCAAACCTTTCAGAACGAGGCATGAAAGCCAGGGGTCGTAAGATAAAGTTTTATAAGGTTCCAGAATCTTGGGTTCAAGAAAATATGGAGCACATAAACTATTTTGCATTCCTAAGTAAACCAAAAGAGTCTGTATCAAAATTAGTCCATTCTGCAGAATTAAAAAATGTAGAAGTTGGAATATTCCGTTATTAATAGAGAGAGCATCATGATAATTAATTCATTAGCACACATGGAAACAATTGTTTCAAAGAATAAAGAACTAGCCTGGATAGGCTGGGATGTTGTAGAGCGTAAGAGATCAGATCTTGCCAGAACATCACCAAGCGGGGTACGTGTAAAAAATGCGTGGTACCTACAAAAAACCTTTAACCTTAATCGTAATGGTTGGGACATTCCAAACAAATACGGTCAGTAAATGAAACAACATTTGTGGAAAGATGAAGCAGCCTGTCTTGGCCTTGATACTAATATATTTTTTGATAAGTATGAAGAAGTTCTTGATGTCCGTCCAATTGTAGATTCAATGTGCCAAAGGTGTCCAGTGTCAAGTATTTGTTTTGCTAACGGAGTTTCTGGTAAAGAGTATGGTGTTTGGGGTGGTGTATTCCTTGAACTAGGAAACATCTCTAGAGAGTTTAATAAACATAAAACTAAGCAAGACTGGGCCAACACCTGGCAAGCATTGACGATGGAGAAATAATGGAATATTGGTCATGGATCCTTGCAGTTATAGGAGTAACAGGGATTTTCTTTGTTGGTCGAAAGACCATATGGGGTTGGTTTGTTCTGCTATTTAATGAATGTTTGTGGATAGCATATGCTTTGTATACTCAACAATATGGCTTTATCTTTAGTGCATTGGCTTATGCTGCTGTTTATATTAAATCTTATCTTCATTGGAAACGAGAAGAGTAGTGTATACAGATCAAATGCGTAGGGCTTTTCATTCTATCATTCCTCCAAATAATTTTCAGGTAGAATTAATTGATAATGAACATTTTTTAACAATTAAACTAGATGAATATGTCTTTGCAAGAATGGTTCATGATGACAAAATACAAGCATTACAATATGTGTTAAATGCAAAAAAAGCATTAGAGATGGAAGGCGCAATAGTGTTGGTTACAAGAGAGGCTATTAAATGACAATATTTATATCGATAGCATCTTTCCGTGATCCAGAACTTCCATACACTATTAAGAGCGCTATTGACAACGCAAGCAATCCAGAGAACCTACACTTTGGTGTTGTTTATCAGGGCCTGCCAGTAGAAATGCCAAACTTTGACTCAGTCCCAAACCTATCCCTTGTAACCATGCACTCTAAAGAAGCCAGAGGTGCGGGGTATGCAAGAGCAAAAGCCATGGAACTATATAACAATGAAGACTACTTCCTTCAAATTGACTCACACACAAGGTTTGCAAAAGACTGGGACACTATGTCTATTGATCAACTAGAAAGGGCTAAGAATATATCTGGTCATTCTTCAGTTATTCTTTCATATTTCCCTGCTCCGTATGAGCCAGAAAGTAATGGCGGTATGCATTTAGTTAAAAAACATCCAAAGATAAAGTCATATGCAACTAGACAAAAGGTAGCCCTAAACAGAAAGAATCAATGGACAGCAGAACGAGTTGAGTTTACAAATAGAGCAAAAGAAGATCCAGAAATATCAGAGACGGTTCTTGGTGGTTTTATTTTTTCTTATGGAGCAATGGTTAATGAAATTCCATACGATCCAGATCTAAGTTTCTTTGGTGAAGAGATTTGTTTTGCTATGAGGGCTTGGACTAGAGGCTGGGATATTTATTCTCCTGCCAAAAACATTGTCTATCATTTTTATTCTCGTGGTGGATACTATAAGATTTGGGGAGATAGAAACCTAAGAGGTTTGTCCTGGAAAGAGTTAGAAGAAATATCATACAAGAAGCAAAAAAGAATTCTTTGTGGTGAAGAAGAAGGTATCTTTGGTGCTGGAAACGTTAGAACCCTTGCAGAGTATGAGATCTTTACTAATACTAACTTTAAAGATTTTTATAGTTTGACAAACCCACGGCATTAGGGTATACTTAAAACATGTGGACTGGGGATATGAAAGACATTTTTATTATTGTTTTTGCAACACTGTCAATTTGCTTTGCAGTTTCATATTTGTTAGTGTTAAGACAATCAGTTAAACTTAAAAAAGACATTGCAAGATTGTTTATTGAAAATACTTTGCTTCAAGAATATGTTGATCTAACAAAATCTATAAAAACAAAAGAAGACTCAGATGAATCAATACATAAAGAAAACTTTATTAAATTTCTTTCTGACTCACGTGACTGGGCTTTTTCATATATTGAAAGTGTACAAAAGGGATTAACTAAGTTTGTTAATGATGTTGATGCAGATGTATCACACTTTGATGAATATGGAGAGGCACTGTCTATGTCAAGGCCTGATTATCCATCTATGAAAAATATTTCAAAGGCATACAAAGAATTAAAAACACTACTTCCAGAGGATGAAATAAAATAATGAAAGATATATTATTATCAACACTAACAGGTTTTGGATGTGGCGTTGTATTTGCTGCATTCAAATTGCCAGTACCAGCACCACCAGTTTTTGCGGGAGTCGCAGGAATTGTAGGGCTATGGGCTGGATATGCTATACTAATTAAGGTTCTATCCTAGGAGGAAACATGAACACAGAACAACTAAAGGCACTACTTGCATCATACGGACGTTCAGTCCTTGCATCAGGCCTTGCACTATACATGGCAGGCGTAACAGATCCAAAGGATCTATGGACTGCCCTTGTTGCAGCGATTGCACCAGTTGCAATTAGAGCAATCAATCCTAACGACAAGGCTTTTGGTATCTTGCCAGATGCTAAGGCCGTAGAGATGGCTCTGAAGGCTGCTAAGGCACCTGCAAAGAAGGCTGTCAAGAAGGCTGTTGCTAAGAAGGCAGCACCAAAGAAGTAACATTTACTTACAGAATTGCCAGTCTAGAAATAGGCTGGCTTTTTTGTTTTATGAGTTAATAATGTTTATATATTTTTCTTTTAATGATTCTCTTGAAAAATGTTCAAACCCTAAATTAAATGCTTTTGTTTTCATTGCTTCTTTATCACTAACAATATAGTTATCAATAAGTTCAGCAAGTGATTTAGGCTTAACCGACCAAACATTTACAGTTGCTTTTGCTTTAAACTTATCAATTAATTCAGCCTCCAGTGTCCATTCATCTGGCAATACAGTTGTGTTTGGAGAAACCCTTGGCATGAATACTGGTAGCCCACTCATCAATGCCTCATTCATTGGTAAACATAAACCAGCATACCTTCTAGGCAATACCATTGCATCGTAACCAGAGTATAAGTCTTCC